TATTTTATTTCTATCGTAATCAATAGCAGTGTAATACGGTGTACCCGCATCACACAGAGTCATAATACCCTTATCATCTTCATTCTTTAGATTTACATTCTCACTATTGTCTTTGTGTGCCTCAACGCAGCCAGGAATATTGACAATAGGAGTCCCCACCTCCATGCTGACTGGAGGTGAGGTAGGAAGTGCTATAGGTGGATCTGATGACATCCACTTTGGAACATCATAGATTACAACATCACGTATTCTAATATTATTAAATCGAATATCGGGAATTGGCATCAGTCACTAAAATACTTTTCAATAACTTCCAAACGTTCTTCTTCCTTAGCAATCGCATCAATTTGATCCTGGATTGCACCAAGTACATCTGGATGCTCACCAATACCTACAGGACTCTTGAGATAGATCTCAATGTTCATCTTTGCTTTTTTAATGTTCCCAATGGCAAGTGCCTTGAGAGCTTCTAACATTTCTCTTCTCATTCAACTAACGTGCCATGAGCACGACGAATTTCGCGTAATTTTTCAAGGTTCATATCCTTGGTGCCACCATCGTATGCATGAGCATATCCTTCAGTAATCATTTGTTCGTTCAACGATATCTCTGCATCTCCAATATATAACCAACCAAGAAGGCGACCATACTTACCCACACCACCAACAAGTTCAGTTCTAACTGAGAGTTCGTCGTCACCAGCAATAGCACCTTCTAGTTTATCTTTCATCCAGTTAGTAGCATCCAGTCCCAGAGCTTTTTCCTCTAAGTTCTTGGTCCTCTTCTCTGGCGTATCAACTCCTGCAACTCTAACTCTTTCTTTCTTGTATAAATCAAACCCGAGGTCAATAGTGACATCGATAGTATCGCCGTCAAGAACACGATTAATCTCAACTACGCGGAAGTTGTAACACGACTTCCTGCTGGGGGGAACCATAGCGCCCATACTCGATCTCCTTTGAATCTACTGCTGTTGCTATTCCGATTAGTGTAATGGCAGCAGTTATGACGGCACCGGCACCCCATACCCACTTCTCAAGTTTACGAACACGATCACGGAGTTCTTCCGCCATCTTTTCAGAATCTTCAATCCTGTGTGTCAGCAGTGCTATCAGTTGATCCTGATCCGCGTCCTTCTGGTTGATTTGATCCGCCATCGTCCAATTCATCAAAAGCCATACGCATTATATAGACGATGTAATACGTTACACCAGCAAGAAGTATCACCATACACCAGATGATACTCCAAGTTACATCGTTTACATCATGTAGAGGCCTCAAAACCAGGTTCATTAGCAGTCACTAATCGCAGAATTTACTAAGGACCCTGCTGAAGATCCAATATTATTTCCTAATAAGGAAACCCATCCTGCTGCTAACCAACCGACATAAGGGATGCCCATTACTGCAGGGACACCAACACCAGCAGCAATAGCACTACCTGCCATCGCACCTTGTGACCGTGCGCCAGCGTCCGCCGCTATACACTCTGCGCTTAGGGCACTCTTTCCCTCATCGTCCGGCGTTGAGGCACCTCCGATGTTTCTCACACCTTCAGCAGTGTATTGGTCACGTCTCCATTCTCTTCTATTCTCTGTGCCACCACGACCAAAGAATCCTTTCTTTTCTTGATCAAGAATCAGTGATCTCTGTGACTCAAGAATAGCAGGATCATTTGCTTTGTATTCAATTGTATATCCGTCCTTACCTGCCTCTATTTTATATGAGGAATATGGAGTGCCGCGTGGAATGTTAATGGTCGGGACCTGAATCCTATCAGGTTCTCGTCTGACCAAATGTCCTAACACACCGATGTGTGCGATTGCTACGACACTACCAAGACTAATGGCAGTCCACTTGAGGTAAGGTTTCATATCACATCTTGTATGGAGGTTGATCGGTTACGATTTTGATTGGGCCTTGCTCAACTCTAATGGTCTGAGCAGGTGCGGTTTCCTTAGCAGCAGCAATCAGTTTCTCAAGATCTGCTTTCGTAATTCCACCAGCACCACCTGCTGCAGCAGCACCATTACCATTCATCTTCATAGTACCATCACCAGACTTCTTCGCCGTCTGAACCCCGAACGTAGCCAAAACGCCAGTGAAGACGCTGGCTATAAATGTCGGATCGATCTTCTGCTGTGGCAAACCAGGAATGGTCACATAGTTGAGAGTAAGAATACCACCAGACCAAACTAGAATACCTAGTCTTACTAAGGTGCTGAGGACTGCCAACTGCTCATCAGCGTCCTCAACTTTATCTTTCAGTCTGCCAAGAGGACCTTTCTTTTTAGGGTCTTCCTTCTTTACTTCTTCAGACATGAGTGACCAGCAAGGGCAACTCTATTTAGAAAGGTATCCGTTTTCAACCAGCCATTCACGGGTCATGGGTGTGGGATCATAGTCCGACCACATAGTACCTGCAGCGCAAGATTGAAGTGCCTTCATAGTCATATTTTCAGTTTTACCTGCCCAGGTTGCTTCTTTCTCCCAAGGAATAGCAGCAGGCATAGTCGCATATGCTCTCCGTGCCATCTCTTGCCACATCTCAGGAACATCATCTTCGTTCATAATGATAGCAATCATATTGTTTTCAATAGTTCCTGCCATACAATCCTGAGCAGCGTGCCATCCTTCATGACGCATGACACTCATCAATACATGAGGACGCTTCATGAATGTTTTGTTCAGGAAAAAATTATTTCCTACAGTATGATACACACCACGGTGGCCAACAGGGAAATATTTTTCATCTGCTAGAAACACGTTAACTCCGACCTGGTTAAGGGCGACAAGCATAGAGTTGAACTCGTTAGCAACAGGATAAAAACTGTCAGTATTGGGATACTCACTAGAAATATCCAGAAGACTAGTGACTTGTTTGACTCCATCGGTACACTCTCTAAGTAACATGCACCCCATAGAATGATTACTGTAGTATTCATTCTGTTTGATTGGGTCAGCAAGCACTGGAGCAGCAATCGATGCTGCTGCCAGCAAAGTCATAATAATTTTTTTCATAAGAGATTATCAGAAGGGAAGAGCAGCACCACCTGCTGTAGAAGGAATGGCACCACCAGTAGCACCAGGAAGTTCAGGCATAGCACTATCCATCATCCCTGGAAGTGCTCCTGCAATAGCCTCCGTTGCTGCCTTGGCAACATTTTCTTTTACCTGTTCAACAATAGCATCTCGACGAAGATAAACAACTGTTCCTCCACCGATGATACCTGCAGTTCCTACGAATGATAGAACTGCTAGAACATTAATTACCTTTTGCATAATAAGCCTCGTAGTATTTTACAATCCCTGCAGTGTGCATATTGCCCTGAGAAACCCAGTCTTGAGCACACTCGTAGATTGATTGATTTGAGTATTTAGGAGATCCTTCCTCCAGTGCAGCACCAAACTTTGCGAGCAATACTTTGAGTGCTTGTTCTCTGACCTTCATTTTCTGGTCACTGTATCGCCAATCATCGATGGACATTCTCTGAGCCACCTTGGAAGTTTTCAGATCCACCAATAGGATCAAGTTGAATGGTGGTGGCACCGCTCTTGGTTGCTATTTCATACATCTCTTGATGAATGTTAGGTGATTCCTTGGTGTCCTGATATTCAGGAAGCAACCACCATCCATCTTGAAAATCATCATTAATGTGTTCGTATTCCATTTGCATTTCAGTTTTCGGGGGATCGTCAAACCAATCATCATGAGGAGCAATTACAGGTGCGGGAACACCAGTGTATGCAGGTTCCTCTTCCATTACTGCACAATTGACTGTTTGTTCATCAATAGCACATTCAATCTCTTCTTCGGAAATTTGTTTGTTAAGACCAAGAATACCCTTGAGGGTGTCTGTGAGTGTTGTGATCATACGAGAACAAGTTTCTTTGAGTAGTTATAAGAGTAGATCTCTCGATTACCCTTAATGCCCCATCCTAACCAGTAGTAGGCGGGAACCATGTATTGTTGGACAGTTTTGCCACTGCCTTCAAATTCTGGGAGAACTTTCTGGAAGTGAATTTCGTTAATCATGTAACGAGTCTGACCCTCCAGACTACTAGGGTCACAGTTGAACTTCTCACAGAACAAACCTAACCCCAGATAACGGTTCTCAGTGGTCCACTGAATGAGTCCGTACCCACCCCGATGGCAATCAGAGTAAGGAACTCTAGCCCCTCCCTCGCAAATGTTGGGATAGAACTTACTTTCCTGTTTAATGTTTCCCAGTATTGTTGCCAGAGCATTTCTATCCGTGATTCTAGTTTTCTCTTGAAGTTCAGAAAGAACAAACTGTTCTTCTGGTGTGCAATCAATACACTTCCAAGTAGGAACATAAGGTTCTACTGGAATACTAACAACTTCTTTTTGCTCTACTGCCTTGGTGGCACAAGAAGCAGTAAGAAGTGCTAGAGATGTGTAAGCAGCGATCCGTCCGAACATTAAAAAGGGGGTTGCGTAGTACCCCCGAATTATAGGTTATTCGGTTGTGTCTGTCAAGCGGAGGGAGGTGCATACACAGGTTGCATCAGACCACCGTCTGGACCGTTGTCATCATCATCAACATTTCCATCAGTCAATAGGGCTGCGAATACAAACCCTCCTAGCATGGATGCTGCTATGAGTAACATATCGTTCACCAGATTCCGGGGATTACTTGACCAGTTGCAAGGTAAGATCCCACAGCGGCAACGAAACCGATCATCGCTGCACGTCCATTCAATTTTTCTGCTGATTCATTAAACATCGTTTTTTTCCTGTAGTGTTTTGTTTGTTATGATTATTTTTTCACCATCATGAGTGAATTGCAATTCATCGTCTGGATGCCATAGTAACTCTTCATACATGTCATCTAACTTCTGAATATCTTTCCAAAGAGCATCTGGGTCAGGCATATCAAGTGGTTCGGTTTACCTCGTATATATCACCGTGAAAGTTCAAGAAAGAACTTGGTGTTATCACCAGGGGTGTTTTCGTAGATAGAACTGTTGCCATATGTCTTGTGGTCTTTGTATCCAACCATACGGCCCTTCGTATTTTGAAGTGCTGACATGAATACAACAAAGAAGAATACTCCTGGAGCGCCAATCAAAAGGGCACCGCCGATCACATAATAAGTAAGAATTTCAAGAAGGGAGTTTTCCATCAGTAGGTTTCAGAAAGTTGTTGTACAGAGTAGGACAGAAGCACGAAAAATGCAACTGAAGTAACGGTGAAAAGTGCTTCAGTCATCAGAAGATGCCGAAGAAGAAGTTGCCAGTGATAGCATATGAGATGAAACCAGAAACGATTCCCATCATAGCCCAACGACCATTATAGGTC